CTGCTGCAGAACTACAAGCAATTGTTGCAAAACTTGGTCGCGGTCAAATGCTTACTGACGAAGAGTGGGATGCGCTTGGTCAGAATCCACCAAAAACACCTGTTACACCTACGCCTAAAACTGGTGATGAACCAGAGATAGTAGAAGTAAATGATTATGAAGAGGTTGGCGGTTTACTTACATATAAAGGTACAGCCTATACTGGCGCTTACAATGGTAAGAATTATGTAAATGGCAGAGTTGTTGAGACACCAGGTGACGATATTTATGAAACCCTTAATGGTGTATTCCAACTTAATGGTAAGCCGTATACTGGTATTTATGAAAACAAAGAATATAAAGACGGCATAGAAGTTCCTGTAGGTTCAGGTAACTATGAAACCATTGGTGGTATATTCACATATAAAGGTACAGCCTATACTGGTGAGTATCAAGGCAAAAAATACGTAAATGGTATTTTAGTACAAGAGTCAGGTGAAGACAAGTATGAAGAACTTAATGGTGTCTTTACAAAAAATGGCGAAGCCTACACTGGTGAATACAATGGCAAGCAGTATGTAAATGGAAAGATTAAAGTTACTGCTTCAGATTATGTAATCGGGCCTGATGGCATGCTCATGTTTAAGGGAGAACCTTTTACTGGCGAGTATCAAGGTAAGAACTATGTAGATGGTGTTCTAAAAGAACCTACAGACCTAAACGCTATACCAGACCGTCCAGCAAATGTTAATAAGTTTTATGTTTATGACAAAACAACCAAGACATGGGTGCAACCACCTAAGCCACAAGATGGTGCTGTTTATAGTTGGGATGACAATACAGGTTGGGTACAGGAAACTCCTGGTGCAGACAAACCTGTTGGAACTCCCGCTGCTTACATATATGACCCAAATACAAAGACTTGGGTAAAGCCACCAATGCCAACTGGTGACAAAAAGTATACTTGGGATGATACAAAAGGTTGGGTTGAAGAAGTTGTTGCAGGAGGTAATGGTGACAATGACGGTGGTGACGGTGGCGATGGTGATAGTGATACTCCAGGCTCTAATGATAAACCACTAACTCAAAAAGATATTGATGATGCTGTTGCCGCTGCTTTGGCTAAGGCAAAAACAGAAGGCGATGCGGCTGCTAAGGCAGCAGAAGATGCTCAGGCAAAGTTAAATAAAGAAAGACAGCGCAAAAATACTATTGATGTATTGAAAGATAGATTTAAAAAGTATGGCTTAGAAAGTCTTGCTAAGACAATTGAAGACCTAGCAGTTGATGGTGCTACAGAAGCAACAATTACTTTAAAACTACAGGAAACTGATGACTATAAGATTCGCTTTGCTGCTAATGATGCACGTATTAAAAAGGATTTAACTGTTCTTAGCCCTGCTGAGTACCTTAATGCAGAGGATGAGTACCGTCAGAAACTGCGTGATTATGGTCTAAAGGACTTTGATAATGATGCTTACGTTCAGAAGTTTATTGCAAATGATACATCATTAACTGAAATTTCTAACCGCGTTGTTACCGCTGTTCAGCGTGTACAGAATGCTGACCCTGCGCTTATTAAGCAACTAAATGATTTCTACGGAATAACATCAGACCGTCTTGTGGCTTATGTTCTTGACCCAGAACAAGAGTATGAGAAAATTAAGATACAGGTATCTGCTGGTGAGATTGGCGTAGCAGCGGCTAAGCAAGGATTTAAGACTGGCAAAGAATATGCTGCTACAGCAGAACAACTTGCCAGACAAGGCGTTACTGAAGCAGAAGCCCAGAAGGGTTATGCAACTATTGCAGATATTCTTCCAACTGCTGAGAAGTTATCTAGTATCTATGGCGACAGAATGGATACATACGGATTACTTGAAGGAGAGCAAGAAGTATTTAATAGTCTTGCCTCTGCTCAGCGTAAGCGTAGAAAACTATCCGAAGCCGAAATTGCTCAATTCAGTGGTTCATCTGGTGTAAACAGAGGAAGCCTAATGGACGAGGCTAAAGGCCAATTCTAAATTCCCGACATGGACCTATCGGCCCCATGCGGTGTACAAGTCCGAGAGTAGGAGCCAGCCAGTTTCCCCTAACTGAACTGTGGCCTGCGAAACAACAACTAATAGAAGGGTGATGTTGCATGAGCAACGAAAACTACTGGGATGATGACAGTTCAAACACAAACTCGTATGGTGATGATGGTATCGCTAACCTACGTAAAGCCAAACGAGCGGATGAAAAGCGAATCAGGGAACTCGAGGAACAACTAGCGAAGTTTTCTCGTGAGTCTAATGAACGCACTGTCAAAGAAATCCTAGAATCAAAGGGAGTCAATTCAAAGGCTGCCCGTCTAGTCCTAAAGGACTTAGATGCCATTGATGAGGAGTCAGTTTCTAACTGGCTTACAGAGAATGGCGACTTAATTGGGTACACGCCTGGTCAAGATAAGTCAATTGATAGAGAGAATCTGCGTGCTTTGCAGCAGCAAGATGATGCTACTCAATCGGCTGATACTCCCGCCTATTCAGAAGACCTAGAGCGAGCAATCGCTAATGCAGATTCTGAAGAAGAGATTATGGCAATCATTAAATCACTCGGTTAATTCGTAACCGACTAAACCAGAAAGGTAGGACATAGCCAAATGGCAGATGTCTTCACAACTACAACCACTGGATTAGGAAGCAATCTTGTAACATTAGCCTACGATAAACTTATCGAGACTAATCTTCGTATCCTTCCAAAGTTCCGCGAAATTGCGGACAAGAAGGTCGGCTCCCTAACACACAACGGTTCTTCAATCCGTTTCCAGTTCAACACAGATATCGCTGACACTACAGTGGCTGGTGCAACACTCAATGAGACAGTTGACCCAGACTCAGTAGCACTACCAGCAACAACATACCTAGACATTGCACAACTAGAACTAGGTCGCTCAGTACTTCCAGTTAAGAAGATTAACTTGATGTCACTTGCAAACATTGACCCATGGGTTGCTAACGCAGTTGGCTTCAACATGACAAAGACACTTGACGCAGCAGTAGTTGCTAAGTTGGATGCAGGCGCAAACATCGTTCGCGTTGCTGGCGGAACAGGTGCAGTTTCATCTGTATACGAAGGTGTTGGCACAGTTGCTGCTAAGAACACAATCGCACCAGCAGACACAATGAAGTCTGCTGCAATCCGTACTGCTGTTACAAAGATGCGCTCTGCAGGAGTTCAGTACAAGGCTGCTGGAATGTACGTTGCGTACATCCACCCAGAAGTTTCTTCTGACCTACGCACAGAGACAGGTAACAACGTATGGCGTACTCCACACGAGTACCAAAACGCTGCTCCACTTTACGGCGGAGAGACAGGCGCATGGGAAGGCGTTCGCTTCATTGAGACAGCAAACGCAACTTCTTCACAGTCAGGTACAGGCGCAGGTGGTTCACAGACACGTGTATTCAACACATACGTAGTCGGAGCACAGGCTCTTGCTGAGGCTGTCTGGAAGGAACCAGGCATGGAAGTTGGAGTGGTCCAGGACCGCTTTAACCGTTTCAACCCAGTCGGTTGGTACGGAATCATCAACTGGTCTCTATACCGTACACCAGCATTGGTACGTATCGAGTCAGCGGCTTCAGGTCGCCCAACAGCATAACAATAGTTATACGGGTAGGCAGGGGCTTTTGTCCCTGCCTATCAGTAACCCTATTGGAGGAACTATGGCTTACATATTTAGAACACCAACAATCCTAGAGGAAATGGATGGCGAATACCATCCACTGTTTTCTAGAATCAAGATTCAAAAAGGAATCACAGTTCTTAAGAACGGCTCTGTCTATACAGAAAGACGTTATCCATCCTCTGAGGAATGGGTTGCAGCAGATATTGCTTACCTAGGTGGCATTGACTATGAGGTAGATGCTACAGAGAAAGCAGCCCTTGAGGCTGCCGGTTACACAGTGGAGACGGTATGAGACACAGATTAGACCACCCAGAAGATGTAGAAGGTTGCTTTGGTTGCAAAGTATTAGGACTGCAACTTAGCCCAGGAGATGCATCATCTCAAAAGGTTATGAGCAATAAGAAGTGGGATGGAGAATTGAACGCCTATCGTGCTGCTAGAGCACAGGGTATTCAACCAGAAGGTACAAGCATGGCTGCAGTACAGCGTGCAGTAAAAGCCTCTGAGGCAATGGGTAAGGCGTATGACGCAGATACTATGACTAGTGCTCGTTATATTAATAATAAGTCAGCAACAACACTAAAAGAAGCGGGAGCAATATAATGCCAATGGTAGGAGACAAAAAGTTCCCATACACACCAGCAGGTAAGAAGGCAGCAAAGATGTATGCCAAGGCTGAGGGTATGGAAGAAAAGGCAATGATGATGGGTGCCAAGAAGA